GCTTGTCCATAAGGTTGTCGTACTTTTGAGTACCAGCAAATGTAACATCTTTCTCAGTCTTATTAGAGTAGGATTTTAGAATAAGTTTGAGTTCTTGAATGTCACGCTGTGACTTGTCTGCGTGGTGGCAGTCTGGAGTGATTACAGGCTTGATATCAAATTCATCAGCAAGTTCAAGTAGCATCTTGTTTACTTCTGCTGGGTTGTGTGGCATGACTTCGATGTAGTAATCGTCACCAAAAGTATCCTTAGCCCACTTAATGTGTTTTTTGGCTACTGCTAGATTATCTGCTTCGATAGCCTTGCAGAGAAATCCTGAAAGACATCCAGAGGTAATGACAAGTCCTTCTTTGTATTGTTCTAGAATAGACCAGTCCATACGAGGCTTCTTGAAGAATCCTTCTGTCCAAGCAATCTCGTTAAGCTTGTTAAGGTTTTCTAGACCAACCTTGTTCTTGGCAAGAATAATAAGGTGATTATAGTTTAGGTCTAGTAGGTCGTTCTTTTCTTTCTTGTCTTCGTGGTCTAGGCGGTCTTTACAAATATACCCTTCGACACCAAGAATAGGCTTGATACCTGCAGCCTTAGCAGCACGATACATCTCACGGTGTCCAGATAGAGAACCGTGGTCTGTAATTGAAATAGAAGTCATACCAACAGATACAGCACGGTCAACGTACTCCTGTGGTGTGGCAATGCCATCAAATAGGCTGTAGTGTGTGTGAACGTGAAGTGGAGCGTAGCTCATTATTTCCTTCGATAGTGATTAAAAGTTTAAGTGGGGCAGTTTATAGTGATGCCCAGCACAGTGGTTTACCAGTCTGTGTTGCTGGATGTTACAGAAGCAGCTTGACCAAAGCCGAAGTAAAAATTCTCCTGCTCTGCATAAGCAACTTCACGAACGACCTTTTCAAGGTCAAACGCTTCAACAGTTCCCCAGGTGTATGGTTCTGCATCTGGCTTGGTTGGAAGTAGGGTGTAGTTGGTTTCAGTTCCCTGACCATTACGCTTAATCTTCCACTCAAGGTTTGAAATTGAACCAGTCTCTAGAGCATACTCACGGATAGTGTTGAATGCTGACTGCTTTGAAATACCCTGTGACCAGACAGCCACGTAGGGAGCTTCTGTGCCATCGTCAATAATGACGTTGCAGTCGAAGCGTAGGCGTGAACGCCAACCAGACTTAGGCTCCTTGCGAGCCATTTCACAACCATAGCAACGACCCTCTGAGTCGATTGTACAAGCAGCCTTAAGCTTGTAATCCTTTGGATTGGTGTGTTCTGCGATAACCACTGAAAGTCCACGGTCTTCGCTGTAGTTTGCTGAATCTTGGTCTAGCTCTTCAACAAAACGAATCTTGGCAGACTGACCATCCGCTAGTTTTACCCAGCGAACCTTTTGTCCACCATTTGCACTGCTATCATATTTTGGCTTATCAACTAATGCACTGATATCTTTTAGCCCTCTAATTACGCTCATATTATTTCTCCTTATATGTATTTTTAGCGGATATCTAGTTTAACATACCAGCAATAGTCTTGTCAAATGATTCTTCAAGATTTTTTATTGCTTCGTCTGGCATATCTCCAATATCCTTATATTGTTTATCTAATTTGATAACGCTAACACGATTGCCAAGTCTTTCGATAATCTTGTCTTTCATGTTACCGCCAGCTTCATCATTATCTGCAATGACGTATATTTCATTGAAATACTTTTGAAGTAGGTCTGTTTGTATCTTGGATACGTTTGCACCAAGAGTTGCTACAGCAGGAAAGCCACATTGGTCAAGTCGAATAGCATCAAATGATGATTCAACTACATAGACTTTGCTAGATGCTTTTACTCTGTGTAGATTAAATAGGACTTTGCTTTTTGGTAGTCCTGGTGTATTTTTAAATTCCTTGCCCTCAACTGAACGTCCTACAAACCCCACAGAAACGCCTTCAGGAGACGCTACAGGGATTGTAACCATATCTTGCTTCTGACTATACCCCAAATCAAATTTGCGTATTGAAGCCTCTGTTATGAGCCTACCAGAGTAGTATCTAATTGCTCTAGGCGATTCTAAAGCTTGTTGGTTTAGTCGTTTAATTTGCAATTCATCGTATGGAATGTAGTCTGGCTTAACTATCAATGCTTGATTAATTTGATAGGAAAGGTCAGTCTCTGTTTCTTTGGACTTGATGAAACGAACCGCTTCAAAGTAGGTACGATTCGAAGTGTGCATAACAAAAGCAGTTAGGTCACAAACGTGCTGACAGGAAAAGCAGAAGAAAAAGCCAGAGTTTTTATCTATTTCTCCAGCAGGTGAACGAAAGTTATTGTGGAAAGGGCAAAATATAATATAGTCAGAATCTACTTCTGATTCGATGTTGATGCCTGACCCTGCGAGTACTCTTTTGATTTGTTCTGCCGTGTATACGCTACTGTTCCGTCTATTCCTGTAATCCATTCGCTCTTTCTTCTTCCTACATATGTTCCATACATTGATAATCTAAATGTAAAATATTCTGTTATGCTATTAAATTCTATCGTAAAATCTGGGTCAATGTCAAGCCTTGGTACATATCCAGATAGACGCATTTCTGCGGTAACTAACCTGATATATTCAGTTTTGAGTCTACCGATAGCTGCATCATCGTGGATTTGACCATCCAAGAAAAAATGTTTAATTGGTTTATGGTGTAAACTGACCATACTCCATTATAACTAGTTTTCTTCATAGTCCTTGTAACGATAGTAACCCTTATCAAAGTCTACCTGAACCAAAAACTCACCCATAAATCCGTTACGGTTCTTACGGAATACGCACTCCAAAATATCTGAGTTAGTGGCACGACCCAAAGCAAGTACCCAGTCAGCATCGTATGCAATCTGACGTGACCATGCAGTTTGTCCAAGAGTAGGAACGGTATCAAGCTTAGTAACATCGTCAGGTGTTGCAGACGAGATAGCAATAATTGGCATCTCTTCGCTAATAGCCATAAGCTTTAGTTCACGAGATAGATTCTTCATACGTACTGTTTCGTTGTCTGACTTCTGATTAGGCGACATAAGTTGCAGATAGTCTACAATAACTAGGTCTGGCTTATACTGGTCAATCTTGCCACGAATAACAGATGGGGTAACTTCACCACCAGAATCATTAGAGATGATGTGGAACTCTAGTTTACCAGCAAGTTCCTTAGAGTGCCAACGCTTGAGGTCGTCAATCTCTACCTGACCATTAGAAAGCTTTCTATGTGACCATAGACCCTCACCCATGATTGCAAATACACGGTTACGAACTTCTGTCTCTGACATTTCAAGTGAAATGATTAGTGGCGACTTGCCTTGCTTCCACGCTTGTACCGCCATGTAAAGAGCAAACCAAGACTTACCAATACCTGGGTAGGCTAAGAACACACCCAACTGACCTGGAGTAATACCAGCAGGTAGGTAGTTGTCAAATCCTGGCAGACCAGTCTTGATACCAATTGAACCCAATGCTTGTTGTCTAGCCAAGTTTTCAAAGTAGGCTACTGCTGAATCAAGGTCTGTTGCATCAATGTCACGAATGACTGCAGTATTTTTCTTTAGTTCTGATGTCTTTTGAATAAGGTCTTCTAGTGCCTTTGTGCCCTGACCAGACTGAACTTCTGCAGCAGTAGAACGCAGAACATCCTTAAGGCTATCGTTTAGAAATTCTGCTTGTAGCTCTTCTAGGTGATACTTGGTAGCACCAACATTATCTATAGGGGCAAAGTCACGAAACTTTTCTACAACCAATGAGGTTGGTGGCACTGTGCCATTTGCTTCGGAGTAGTTGCGAATAAACTTCCAAATATCATTATGAGTTCTAAGAATGTTTTCTACGTTTGCTTGTAGTAGTACGTGAACTTGCTTGTCTTCCAGTACCGCTGAAATTAGCTTTGATTCTGTGTTACTCATTCAACCACTCCTTGGCTTTCGCCCTACGTTCGGCTCTCTCTGCCTCGTCTTGCTTTCTTGCTTCAATAGCATCAGCGATACGGTCTGCATAGTTTGCAAACCATTTCCAACTTGGATTTGGACTTGTGTCAAAATAATAGTCTAGCAGATTATAGCATTCTGGTAAACCATAGGATTCAATAAGGGCATCAGCAGCCCACTGCTCAACATTTAGATTGAGCGTTACTCTTTGCTCATAGTGCTGTGTATGCAGCTTAGAATAGCGACTGAGCAAAGCCATGCGGTCTTTGCGTTCAGCCATTACTTACCGTCAGCTTCTGACTGTGCTTCTGCTACTTTGTCTGTGAGCTTTTTCTCTACGAATGCGTAGACACGCTCAAATGCGTCGTTGGTGTTTTCACCCTCACGCTTATTGTCACTTACGCTAATGTCAATGCGTAGTGACTGGAAGTTGCCTAGGTTTAATGTATAACCTAGACCTACTGTTACTTTAGTGTTTTCGTTTTCCATACCCATTACTCTCTCTAAATTTCTTCATTCCAAACAGGAATGAATCTACCATCTTCTGTCTTCGTATAAGTAAGTATACCATCACCCATACGTCTTGTCAACTCCTGTTTTGTAGGAGTTATATCATTGGTAATCAACTTATCCTTGCGTGGTTGTCCAATATGGTAGGTAGCTAGTATATCACGAATTTCGTGAACCTGCAACTCTGAATAATAACTTCTTACTTGCCACCCAGTTGCCCCACCTTTTTGACTTCCTGTTGGATGTGGAATTACTCCACGCTTCATAAGATTTGGCAAATACTTTTTGTGACGATTAACCAAGGTTGCTGTCTCTCCAACGGTATATGCCTTTTTGCGATTGCGTTTAAAATCAACAACGAGGCAGCTTTCTATTCTATCTTTAATGATATTGTAAACAGACATAATTCCGTTAGAACGATTTATGTGGTGTACTCGCACAAGGTCTCCATTCAAAAACCAGACCTTTTTACTACCTGGAATTACTGGAGCATTGTTATATGCTTCTCTATCCATTACGCTCCGACTGGAAGACCAACAGCAATAACATGAATGTAAACATTTACCTGTCTTGCTTCTGAATTAAAATAAACTGTTCCCTTAACCTTATTTGTTGTAACATCATTAATTACAACAGAAATATTAGAAGTATTTCCTTGAAGTCCTGTGGCATTTGATTGTGGAGTAAGTGTAACAGTTGGAGGATATTTAAAAGTTCTATTAAACTCAAATGTAAAAGGAATAACATCTTTTGTTTTATTATTGTTATCGGATGTCACCATCACTCTTCCAGCAGAAAATGCTAGATTTGGTGTTCCAACAAATGTGTCTGGAGCCTGTCTTTGAGTTGCAACAATTGAATTTCTTTGTGACCCGAAATCAGTAGCAAATTTATTTAGTTGCTGAACAATGTTTGATATATAGGCAACGTCAATAATTGTGCCTTGTGCTGGAGTTTCTAAAATAGCCATAGTGTAATTATACCACACCGCCATCGATGTTGCCAGTAGAAGCTACGTATATTGTAGACACTCCATCAGTACTTTCAACAAGTTTAACATTGTCTGCAACTACCTTATCGTGCGTAGCTATTTGAATCCTTGCTTTTAGATAGTATGCTTGTGGACCAGTTGGAACAGTTATATAACATTCTGCAGAAGGATATTCTCCAGCATATGTCCAGTTTGCATCATAACTTGAACCAGATTCGTTGTATGACCATTTAAGAAAAACATCATATTTAATATTTGAAAAACTAGAATTTTGTACTGCGTCCCATTTTACCAACATACCAATACTATCGTATGTTGGACTTAGATTTAATGTTATTGTCTGTGTTCCCAAAATAAAATTTGCTGTTGTATCTACGGTTGTATCATTAATAAAAATTTGATAAACATTTGACCAGTCTGAAGCAATTAGTCCATTTTCTGTTACTATTTTATATCTTATATGATAACTGCCGTCAGAAAAAATTAATGGAAATTCGGTTGATGGGATGCTAAATTTTTGTATGGTCATTATGCCACATCCACTTTAAACCTATATTCTATTAAACTAGAACCATTTTCTTCTTTTATGATTGGTTGTGAATTAGTATTTACCACTACTGTATATCCTGCCAAAGAATATTGTGGGTCAATTGCTGAAAGATTTTCAAAACGTAATGAATCAAGCAAAAGATAATAATTTACAGAACTATCAATATTTGCATATATTCTAATATATTTTACTTGTGCCCAGGTAAAATCTGAAGTTTTTGTCAATGAGTATAGTTTAGTAGTTTCTACTTGATATCTATCTGTTGAGGTTACAGTTGGAGTCATTATCCATCTTGCATATGTTGTTGGTTCTGCTGCATCTGGGTCATTACTACAAAAATCAATTGCGATTTTTACTGCAGTTGGATTTGTAGCATCTACTGCTGAAGTACTTGCAACAGAAAAAGCTAAACGAAGTTCATCGACAACTTCATTTGCTGTGTCTAGGTCGGAAAGGTCTGCTACTGATTGGTGAATATGCTTATCAGTATAAACAAGTGCTCCGCCAGAAACTGATGAATAATTACCCTTAATGGCAACAGCTTCATTTAGATATCTTGGCTGTTCCTGTCTTGTTAGCCTATCTCCTGCAAACATTGAATTATTTGAGTTTAAAATAAATACAGAATCGCCACTTGCTGGTGCAATTGAACCAGAGATTTCGACCACAGACTCTACATTTAGCTCGCTAGATGCCGTGTTGTTATGTGCAATCCAACTTTCTGCACTACCAAAATTATTTAAAATAGAGCTATCAACTGAGCCAGATATGTTACTTTTTTCTGCTGGATAAATTCCAATTTCTGTAATTCCATATCTGTCTATTGATGGCAATTCTGCTGTAAAAGTAACATACGATTCTCCGCTTTCAATTTTAACTGCACGAGAAGTAATTGGTACTCTAAACATTTCAAAATCCATAGATGTTTTTGTAGAATATGTTCCAAGTGAACCAGCTGACGATACAGCATTTGGTCCACAACCAATTGCAATATGTGATGCAAAGGTTGGCAGTTGTCCTGCTATATATTTTGACAAAAGATTTATTCCACTATTAGTTATCATACGTATATTGTATCATCCTTCAGGGAGTCAAAGGTGATAAACTCTACCTCTACCCCCTCGTTATTAAAAATATTGGCAGTATTTATGATAATTGAGTTTATAGATGATTCATAATATACATAAGATTTTTTATAATCTGCATCTAATGCGTTTATTTCAGCATCTGTTGGCAGGTATGAAGATAGCAAGATTGAGAATGTATCAAAATAATCTATTGTACTGTTTGGATTTGGAGCGATACTAATTGGTGAATTTGCAAATAATACTGAAGATATGTTTTTAATTGGTGAATATGTGGGGACGGTTGTTCCTACCAAATCATCATGCCTTGATAAAGTTATTAATTCTCTGCCACCAATATCTTCAAGAATCATATCAGTAAATGCTTCTTCAGTCATGGTTTGTTCATTCCATGTTATTTGGTTAATATCTGTTTCTGTAGATGGAGTATTTGTTGGATTACCTGGATTTCCACCTCCACCTCCGCCAGTAGCTGAAGCAGCAAGAATTCCTTCTAGTGTTGTTGTGTTTACTCCAGAACTAACAAATCCAGTCCAAGGAGTTGCATTTGGTGTATCATTTGGTTTATTGGTTAATATTACAGCAGCAGTAGCAGCAGTAGCAGCAACACCAGCTGCCCTAGCATACAAATCTTTAGTTTGTGTTCTCATACCACCAGATGAAAATTGTTGGTTAGTTCCAGACCAACCATATCTTGGTAATGATGAACCAGAGTCATCTTGATTACCCATTATTGCACCTCACTTAAATAAATTATTTGTTGTGGACCACTTTCAGTATAGTTATATTCTTGTGAATATACAACATATCTTGAGCTTGATGTTAATGATATTTGATTAATGTTGTCTTCATCAACATAGTCAACCTTAACAATATCCCCCAATTGAGCATATGGAATACCAAACACTTCCACACCAACTGCTTTTCTTGGCTTTGAAATTTTAGAAATTAGCCATCCCATAAGTTCATTGGCAGAATCCTGATTTTGAATATATTTAGCATTAATGTCAAATTCTTTAACACCATATGTAGACCTACTATTTTTAATATCAATATATTGATTATAAAGGTCTACAGTTTCTAATTTTGTTCCACTAAATACTGGATTTGAAAAGTCTGCTTTTTTATTATAGTAATCATCAACAGTTAGTACTGATGGCACTTCGTCAGTTAAAGTAACACCCTGAATTCTTAAATAATTTCCAGTATCTGCACTAATTCTTAGCATAGTGTCTGTACAGTTAAATACCATAAATTCTGCACCATAAGCTGTTGGAATAAAACCAGAAACACTATATCCCTTAAAAGAACTAATTGTTGGACTCATTTTTGCTGTTAATGCTGGGTATGCCTTATCATATTTAATATTAAAATATGCAGCTTCTCGCATGATTGTTCCAAATTCTTCAAAGTATAAATTATGTTCTGCACCATAACCGCCAACACTTGATAAGAATGTTCTTTCTACCATTCCACTAATTGCATATTTAGAAAAGTTTTCATTAACTGATATTGAATCGTCATCAAATATTGTTTGAGATTGAATTGGTGGAGCAGAAATAATTTTATTTGGATTACGTTCATACCTTGCTCTAATTGCATAAACATATTCAAACATTGCCTGGGTGCTTCCTCTTACAAATAATGCCATATTCTTTTTTACTGGCAAAGCATCTTTGTCATCAACTACGGCAATAAGAGTATTGTTGATATATAAATAAAATCTTTTCCATTTTGAACCACGAATTTCATATTCTACTGCTAGGTCATACACTGTTGGATTCTTTTCTCCCATTGACCTTGCCTGACCACTATATAATGGAACTGGAATTGCATTTGATGATGATGAATCCTTTTTTACTTTATAAAAGAAAACATTGTCCAAGACATCTGCTTTGTCTGTACTTCCATATGACAAGGCTGCTATTTCAAAATAGTATCCATTATTTGTTGTTTTATCTAACATAAAACATAAGCCAGCAGAACCACCTTTCATTTTTACGTTATTGTAAATTTCAATTGCATTATCAATATTTTGAACATTAACTTGTTTTTTGTTTGTATTTTTAGTTGAATTTCCTGAGATTCTTAATCTAGTTCCAAAATGACGGTAATTTTCTTCTAACTGTTTTGGAATATAGGTAATCATATTTCGTGGTTTTACTTTTTTAATTGTTAAATCTTTTATGCTTGGTCCAGAAAATAATAGTGCAGATGTTTGAACATTACCACCACGCTCTGCTGCCTTTTCTGATTTTAGTGAATCCTTGATAGATTCTGGAGCTGGAAGCAATACACTTTTTATTCTTTCTTCAATTTTTGAAGATTTTTGAGCAATTCTTATTGGTGTGTTAGCTTGAGCAGTTCCATTAGAATCTGTTACAGTTGATGTTGTTGAATTGGCAACTGTAAAAGATGTGTCTGTTCGTGCTGTAATTGTAAAAGTTCCATTATAT